TAGGCTCGCACTCTCATACGATGAGAGCTACTGGGGGGGACCCCTCAGAGGTCCGGGTATGAACAACCCTAAGAGGCCCAGTTGAAGTACAACCATTATCCCTTTATACTCCGATAGGCTGTACACACCTACCGAAAGTCGAACTATTATCTTGGTATCCTATGGTTTGTCCTTATTTGAGGTGTTAGAGCCTATGGGTAAGCCCTTCGCCTTCGGACGACGTGAGACTGGAGGTAGCATGGTAATCGAAGATAAGGCATCGTCGATCTTACGATCGTTAGCCATAAGATCAGCGGAAATCCGCGTTCGGACACCATTAACTGTGACACCATGACCTAGACGCCACATAACAGTATAAGCTCGGTTCAACGGTAGTAACGCAATCGTAAACTCTAAACGTCGAGGTTCTCCCTCAGCTATCACCTTAGACAGAGACACTAGTGCCGAATTGAACACTGCGTACTGTAACTGGACCCGCTCTTCGTCGTCCATTTCTGCCATTGACCAAATAGCATTACGTAATGACTGGAGCAGCTCAAGTCGAGCAGCAGTATCAAGCGACAAGGTACCAGATCGAAGACGTGCCAACAAGATAGAGACACGCTCAGCCTCCTGTGTGACAGCCTTTGTCAATGGATGTGAATCGATAGATGAAGGGTACTTCTGTATCAATTTCTCTAATCTTTCGATAATCTCGCCCTTCGGGGTAGTCAATTCCTGTCCTTCGAAAGAATCTGAGATTTCGAGAAATTCGATACTTTCAGCTAAAAGTTCAGACTGTCGTAGTAACGTATCCAGTTTCTTAAGTTGCTCTGTTATTGTGACGAATGTGTAGGCATCAACCACATCTCTATCGGAAACCTTGTAGTCTGAGGACCAGTTCTCTATCTCTAGAGAAGGAGAGACAGCACCTATTGGATGGGCCACTCCTGATACTGAACCAGGGACAGCGTTCAATTTCAATAATAGAGATAATGATTCACGGTCTACAGCACCAGCCAAGAATGACATAAGTGGTCTACCAGGCGACATAACTCCTCTCGAAATCAGCATATCTTGGACTTTTAGACCAAGTTTACCGAATCGAGGAAGTTTGGCAAGGAGCTTAACAGGTATACCGGAAATCTCAATCCCACCAACGAAGGTTCGCTTCGCAATTTCTCCTGCTGGGATAAGACCTTGGGCATGGGCTATAGACTTAGCCTCTGATATACCCATTCCGATTCCGATCATGAGTTCACGATACTTGATTCCAACCTTCTCGCTAAAGATGGTCACGTCATCACCTATTATGACATAATCACTAAATGAAGGTTGGAGACCAGCACGCACAGCTGCTATCCGCACTAACACATGATGTGTTAAGGCGAACACAGAGAAAGAAGTAAGCGCTCCCATTGGTTGGCCAACTGCATATTTGATCTCCGTTCCGTCCTCGCGAGTGTAAGGACGGTCAGAAAGTACAGAGGCCCAATTTGAGGCTATCTTCAAGCCGAAGATTTGTTCTACAACGCAACGTTGTAAAACAACTGGAAGACGGTCGGTTGCTGTCGAAAGGTCGTAAGAGTAGATCTTAGAGTCTGGTTTAGATGAAGCAGCCTTGACAGCTTCCGCACACTTCGTCTGGTTGTAAGTACCATCCGAAGGAATGCTACGAAGAACTGAGCCAACCGCCATATGTAATGGACGTAGTAGAGTCTGAGTCCAGTAATCCATGATAGCGATTATCCGGACCTTCCCACCCCATTCTTGAATAGAGTGAAGACGGGCAAGAACTGGTTTTGGATGCTTAATACGGTCTTCTCTGGTTTCGACAATCTTCGCGCACTCATATAAATCAGCAATCAAAGAAGGCATATTCATAGCAGAAGCTAGGTCGATCAGGCGATGAAATAGATCAGATGAAACCCAGGCTCTTGCATCTGGGGCTGCAGCTAGGACAGCTTTTCCGTTTGGCCCACCTTTAACAGATAGCCCATAGGTCCAGCTACTAGTATATTGGTCTAACTGGTCCACCACTAACTTAGTATCAGGCACAATTGAAGGTAGAACTGATTTGATCTCTCCACATAGTTCGTCCTCTCTCATACGACCTGTGTAAGGATCAGTGATAGATTTGTAGTTTGGTTTCCCTTTAACTACAACGACACGATAAGAGCTTAAACAAGCTATGACCATCGATACAAAGAAAGCACTTTTCTCAGACATCTTCAATGTGCCAAAGAGACGCATCTGAAGTGTCAAGATCGGTATCAATAGTTTGTGACCGACACCATAACGTGTCTTGTTAAGGTAATCAAAATTACCAGAGAAGTTCTCTGGTAGTTTACCACCTCGGATAAGTGAAATATAGAAAGAGTAGGAGTCCTTTAACGATTTTATAACCAAGTCTGGGTCATGGCTCACGTTGATCATTATCCAGTTAAAGAATTCTGAGACGATTGATATTAGTTCAGCAGAGAATTTTGAGGTACTGGCGTTTATCATTGAGAATAGTAGGTTCATTAGATTGGACAGGTTCATATCTGTGAGCTTTGAACCCTCTGGAGCTGACTGTTTCACTGGGAGGTTCGGAACGTCACGGTAGTGCTTCAGTGAATTCATTGTTCTGT